TGTTGAGGGCTTGGTAGGTGCCACCTGCGCTCGGTGGTGTGATGAGTTCGGCGACAGCGGCAACCGTGCCGGACGTGAGGCCGTTGATGGATAGGCGGGCGCCGCAGCTCCAGCATCTGCCACTGGTCGTTCGCAATGCGCGTTCGAGGTTGCGCCGCTTGCGCCGATCGTCGGCCACGTCACCATTCTACCTGCGGGAACAGGCTCGATCATGTGACCTTGGCGGGTGACCTGTGGCCACACCGGTCGTAGACGCCTCGATCAACTGGGATGCGTGGACCCCGGGTTCCATCCCCGCGGCCCGTCAAGCATCCAAGCTGGACGAGCTGATCGCCACCGCCGTCGGCCGCAACCCGAACTGGTCCGACCGGGCAGCACAACGTGGCTCGTTGCTCGCCTCGATCGAAGACCACCGCCTTGACCGTCTCGCCTCCGCTGTGGCCGATGCGGTAGCCCGCGGAGACTCGGCCGACACCTTGGCCCGCACGTTGCGCGGCGTGTTGGACGACCCCCAGTGGGCCGAAATGGTCGCGACCACCGAAATGGCGCGGGCCATGACAGCCGCGTCGATCGAGTCGTACAGGACGTCGGGCGTTGTCGAGGCCTACTCGATCCTCACGGCGAACGACGTCAGGGTGTGCCAGGACTGCCAGACCAACCAGGACAACGGGCCCTACCCGCTCGACACCGACCCGCCCGCCGGCTACCCGCCCTCACATCCCCTGTGCCGCTGTGCCGTTGTGGCCGACACGATGCCGCTGACCGACGCCATGGCACAGGGCTATGTTCCTGGCATCTCCTCCGGTGCGATCGGCGACACGCTGGGCAACGCCGAGGCTGAGGCGGAACCAACCGAACCGGCACCCCCACCGCCGGTCGACGTCGTCCAGCACGACACCGTCGGCAGCACCCGCCACATGGATCCGTCCGCGGTCGCCGCCGCCCTGGCAGCACTCGGCGCCCGGCGGCAGGGACAACAGGACACCGTCGACGAGGAAGACGACGACGAGGGGTAGCCGGTGGGCACGCTCGTCGATCTGTTCGGCTGGCCCAACGGGAGCGTGCTGACCAACCTGATCGCCTCGCTGATCTGGGGCATGCCGGCCGCTGGACTGGCCGTCTGGCGTGCCCGTGTGCATCTCCGCCGACTTCACGGCCGCCACGACGCCCACGAACAGGCCGTGGCAGCATTGCACGCCGAAGTGAAGGTGCTGCGCCAAGAGCGTGTCGCCACGATGCCGCCCGTCGACTACCGGAAGCTGCTCGACGAAGTCGAACGGCAGAAACGACGCAACGGGCACGGAGGCTTGTAGTGGCCGACCAGCCCGCCCACCGGCCCTACACCGCCGAAGACCTCGGCCTCGATGACGAGCTGACGCCGATCGACGTCGACCCCCAGCTTGTCCAGGTCGACCGGGTCCACTATCAAAGGCCACGGTCGGAAGAGAAGGTTCTCGCGCTGATGGACAACCCGGAGGCCCGCGAAGCCCACCCGGTGCTGATCGGCGTGCGCAAGAGCGGATCTCTCCTGTCTGTTGACGGCCAGCACCGTCTTGAGGCAGCCATGCGGCTCGGAGATGAGTCGGTGCCCGCCCGCGCGTTCCTCTCCGACGGGTGGAAACAGGAACGAGACGTCTACCTGCGGCTGGCCCAGTTCCACGAGGCGATGCACGCCCAGACCACAGGCGACGGGGATGGCGATGCGGGCTGACCCGGACGACCTTGCCGCCCGCGTCCACGCCGTCCGCCTCGCCCTGACCTGCGACCCATCCCCGTTGGGGATCATCCTCGCTGACGTGCTGCTACCGATGGCGGTCGACGTGCTGGACGCAGACCGGCCCAACTATCGGCGACTACAGGCCCTCGGGGACCTTGTCGGCCGGTGTGAGGCCGCGGTCGGACTGCCCACGCTGGTCGGCTAAGGAGGCTGCCATGAGCTGGACCCGGCGGGGCTATCCGAGCAAGGGCGAACCTGTCGCGGACCTGCCTGAGCCGCCTACCGGACCCGGGCCAGGTGCCCGCGGGCTGGTGTCGCTCAACCCGCCGCCACCGATTCCGGTTGAGCGCAAACCTGACGGAACGCCGCCGCCCGACTTTGACGGCCGACCTTATAGAGGCACGGCGGGCCTCAAAGCCCGGGACGCCGGCTAGCACGACTCGACCCGCCGCCCTCTCCCACCATTCTGTCCCAGCCCTCGCGCGGCTGGTCCTTCAACCTCCCGCGAGGTGGTTTCGCCGCAGGTCGGGACAGGTCCGGAATGGCCGACAAGGGGTAGAATCGAACACGGGTTCGCATAAGCGAGCGGCCCGAGGTGGTGTTACGAGCACCAACCCCGGGCCTGACCGCACCACCTGTCGAGAGGTGTAACGGCTGTGGCCGAGGATACGTGCGAAGTCGAAGGCTGTATCGGCACGGGCCGGATCACGCGCGGCATGTGTTCCAAGCACTACCAGCGGTGGCGGGCCACCGGCACCACCGATCTGATCTCCGGCAGGGTTGAGCGCCCGTGCGCGGTCGACGACTGTGATCGACCGTTCCGGACCCGGGACTTGTGCGCGATGCACTACGCGCGGCTAATCAACTACGGGTCAACGGAGGACCCGCGCAACAGGCCAAAGCCGACCTGCGCGGCCGAAGAGCCCTGCAACAAGACCGCTACCGCTGGCGGATTGTGTGGTACGCACTACGCCCGGCGGCGCAAGCATGGGACCACGGCGGCGCTCCCCAAGAAGCCGATCCGGACCGAGTCCCCCTGCTCGGTTGAGGGCTGCACGGACCGTGTCCGGTCCAAGGGACTGTGTAACGCCCACTACCAGCAGTGGCGGAAGCCGCCCAAGCCTGAGCCGGTGCCCTGCGCGGTTGAAGGCTGTCCCGACCCGGCGTCACAAAGGTCTACGCGCGGCCTGTGCAGTACCCATCAGCGCCGGTGGAACCAGACCGGCTCGACCGACAAGCCGGTGCGCAAGCGTGCCGAGTGCACGGTAGATGGCTGCACCGAGCCGAACCACTGCCGGGACTTCTGTAAGCGCCACTACGAGCGCTGGCGTCGCAGCGGTGACCCGCTCGCCGCGAAGCGTGAGGTACGACGCCCACGGCTGCCTGAAGCGCTCGTGGGCGTTACAGAGAAGACGTGCTCGCGCTGCAAGGAGGTCCGGGCGCTCGTCGAGTTCAACAAGCGCACCGGCACCCCTGATGGCCTGTCCTACCACTGCAAGTACTGCGCGGCGCGGATGCCGTCGGCGACCAAGCAGCGCGAGCGGTACCAGAACGACCCGGAGTTTCGGCGTCGCACCGCCGAACGCCTCAAGGCGATCGAAGCGGGCAAAGGCCCCGAGTGGAAGCGGCAGCGAAACCGCGAGTCCAAGCTCTGGCACAACTACCGGATGACCCTCACCGAGTTTGACGCGATGTCCGAGGCGCAGGGCCATGTCTGCCTGATCTGCAAGCGCCCGCCCTACGGCGGTCGGCCCGACGCGCGCAAGCAGTACCTGTCGGTTGACCACGATCACGTGACCGGCAAGATTCGCGGCCTGCTCTGCGACGGCTGCAACATCTCCATCGGCCACTTCTCCGACGACCCCGAGCGGCTGCGCGCGGCCCTCGCCTACCTGTTGATGCACGCCCCCGAGGCGGACGCGGCCTGAGTTTCAGCGCGACTCCCTTGCGGGTTCATCCGCCCGTAAGGGAGCTTCGCCATGCTCGCAGCCGAACGGTTGGACGTTTTCGCGCCCTTCCTCAAGAAGGAAAGGGACGCCGACGGCATCCTCTGGGTCGAGGGGAAGTTCACCGGCCCGGACCTGGACTCCGACGGCCAGCGGATGGACCCGACCTGGTTGCGGTCCTCGGCGGTCCCCGGATACATGCGGGGACCGTCCGGGGGGAACGTTCGTGAAGGCCACTCGGCTCAGAGGCCGATCGGCAAGGCCGTCGAGGTCTGGGAGACCGACGACGGTTCGTGGCACATGCGGGCGAAGATCGTCGATGACGCTGCCGCGAAGAAGATCGAGCATGGTGTCCTGGCGGGCCTGAGCGTCGGAATCGCGAATCCGGTGATTGTCAAGGCTGCCGACGCGCCCAATGGGTGCTGCGCGGGCGGAACCATGATCGAAGTCTCGGCGGTTGATCGCCCAGCGTTGCCGTCCGCCACGCTCCGTATCGCTGGCGTGCTGGACAAGGCTGCCGGCTCCCTCGAACTCGTCGAAGACCCCGCGCTCGAAGAAGACCTCGACGCCATCGAGAAGGCGGCCGAGGGTGACGTCATCGCCCGCCCGCAGATGCTGCTCAAGACCTCGGACGGGCAGGTGCGCCCGATGACCGCCGCGCTCGTGGACGAACTCACCGCCCCGACCGTCGTCGCCAACCCTGACGACCCAGACGCGGCAGATCCCGAGGCGCTGGAGAAGGCGAAGAAGGGCAAGAAGGCCCCGCCGTTCGCCGCGGACGACAAGCCGCAGGCCGACGACGACTCCGGAGACGACTCGGACGACGAGGACGCGGACGACGGCAAGAAGCCTGCCACCAAGGCGGCCGACGTCGACATCGAAGCGCTCGTCAAGTCGCTGGTGGCCGCCGAACTGGCCAAGCGTGACGGGCCCGCCGCGGTCGAGCCGGCGCCGGTCGTCGAGGACGCCGGGCCTGTCGAGAAGGACGCCGACCCGGATGTCACCAAGGGTGTCGGTGTCGACGACGAGCTGGACGACATCGCCCGAGCCCGCCGCGTCATGGACGACATCGCCGTCCTGATCCAGTCCGAAGCCGCAGGGTTCCGCGCCGGCATCGACGCCGAGGTCTGGGACCTGGAAATGCTGATCAACGTACTTGGCATGCTCCAGTGCTTTGTTCAGCGCGAAACCGAGGAGGCCGCCGCGATGGCGGAGAACACCCCCGACAGCGGCGCCACCGACACCACCCCGGCGCCGGCCGTCATCCAACTGTCCGCCCAGCCGGACATCATGAAGGCCGCCGACAAGGTCGCGAAGAAGCTCCGCAAGCGGCTCGACAAGGCCGCAGCGGCCGCCGCCGCGGCGAACACCCCGCCCGTTGAGGGCGACCAGACTGCCGTCGAGCCCGACGTGGCGAAGGCGGCCAGCACCACCGACACCGAGACGCTGACAAAGGCCGTCGCCGACAAGGTGACCGCCGACCTCACGGTGCAGCTCGGCGACGTCCTCACGAAGGCCATGGGCCCGGTCATTGACCGGGTGGCAGAGGTGGAGACGCTGCTGAAGTCCACCCCGAGGCCGGGCGGACCCGCGGTGACGCGAGTTCAGCCTGCGGTGTCCCCTGCCGAATCCGTCGAGCGCGCGGAGAAGGCGCAGAAGGCGAACATCCTCAAGGGGATGCTTGCCGCGAACCCGGCCGGTCCGATGCGGGCGGCGCTCGTCGCCCAGCTCGCCGAACTGGAGCCGAACGCCGCCTGAGCGGCATCCCCCACACCACTTCCAAGGCCCGTCACCACCGTCGGTGGCGGGCCTTTCGCATGCCCAGAAGGGGCACCAGATGAGCACCGGCACCCACGGTGACCTCCGCGACCTGTTCGGCGCCGACCTGAGCCCCGCCGAACTGACCACCGCGGCGGTCAACTACAAGATGGCCGTCGACGCGGCCCCTTCCACAGTGAAGGGCGATGTCGAGGTCGACATCATCACCAAGTCGCTGCGCCCGACGGTCCGCGGCAACGCCCGCGACGTCCTGACGAAGGCGTATGGCGCGCTCGGCGCTGACCAGAACGCGATGGCCGCCATCGAGGCCGCCGTGGCGCAGCAGCTCGGCTCGGACTTCCTGGCGAAGGACATCACGACCACATCACCGGTTCCCGGCGGCCTGGTTGCCTACGACCTGGAAGCGCCCAGCAAGATGCTCGCGCCGGTCCTCACCCCGTGGCGGAACAAGTTCCCCCGGAACAAGGGCGTCGGCACGTCCCACCGTTACAAGCGGATCACCGGCATCACCGGTTCCGGCACAGGTGGAGTGGGTGTCGTCCACCCCGGGTTCACCGACTCGACGCAGGTCAACTTCGCGAACCCGGGTTCGGCGAACTCGCAGTGGGCGAACCGCCCCCGGAAGATCTCCTACGCGGGTGACGACGTCAACCTGCCGTACGTCCAGTTCGGCCTGTCCGACGAGCAGTCGTGGTTCACCTACTTCACGGCGATCGGCTTCCAGGACACCCGTGAACTGTCCCGGCAGTCCACCCTCTACTCGTCGATGATGGTCGAGGAGCGTGTCCTGCTCTACGGCCGCGGCACCCTCGGTGGCTACTCGGGTGTTCTCGCCGCCCCGACCGGCACCCCGACGGGTGCGGCCCGGACCGCGGCGACCGGTGAGACGGCGCTGACCGGCTTCACGACCAACATCTACGTCAAGGTGGTCGCCGAGTCGGGCGAGTTCGGCGTCTCCCAGGTCAGCTCAGCGTCGGCCGGTATCGGAGTCTCCTCTGGCCAGGTCGTCGACATCACCATTCCGAACCCGGTCGTCGGCGCCACCGGCTACAAGATCTTCGTGTCGACGGGTGCGTCCGACCCAGGTGATGCGTCGCGCTGGCTGTACCTCGGCCCGGCGTTCCCGAACAACCAGTCCCTCGGCCGCACCCCCACCCAGACGATCACGTTGCAGGGTGCGCTGCCGACGTCCGGCCAGTCCGTCGCCGCGTTCACCTGCACCGACGGCACCGTCGTCAACCTGGCATCGGTCGACGGCCAGTCGGCCCGCTCCGACTCGTACGACGGCGTCATCCCGTGGATTCACGCCCAGGCGAGCACCACCGGCTATGTCGGCCGGCTCAACGCCCCGTTCTCGACCGCGTCGCCGGGCGCCGAGTTCCAGACGGCGTTCGTCACGACCTACGACGCGACCCGCGCCGACCCGGAGGAAATCTGGCTCGCCGCCCGCGACCGGGTCCAGATCTCCAACAGCCTCAAGGGCCAGTCGTCGAGCAACTACCGGCTGACCCTGTCCGAAGACCAGCTGATGAACGTCCGCCTCGGATCGCTCGTCACCGGTATTCAGAACGAGGCCACCGGACGGGTTGTGGACATCAACGTCCACCCCTACCTGCCGCAGGGCAACGCGGTCATCCTCCAGAACAGCATCACCATTCCCGGGGTGAACGTTCCGAACGCCTGGAATCTGTTCAACACCCAGGACTACATGGCGATCGACTGGCCGGTTACCGGAATGTCGTACGATACCTCTGTGTATTGGGCGGGAACGCTCAGTAGCTACGCCCCGGACCGTTCGTCGATGCTCGTCGGCATCCAGCCGGCGAGCTGACGCGCTCCCCCTTCCCATTCCCGGCGGGCCGCACGTCTCTACTCCGACGTGCGGCCCGCCGGCGTCCCCAGGGAAAGGAGGGGCGCCATGCTGTACCCGATCACCGGCTCGCCGTTCCAGATCGAAACGTCGGGCGGGTCCAACGGTGTTGTGGCCCTCCACCTCACCGCCCGGAACCTGTTCAACCTGAACGGCCCAGGTTTCGCCGCGGTCCTCAACCAGATCAACACCTACCTGTCGTCGTCGAAGGTCACGTCGATTCTGCGGCTCACCAATTCGCAGACTGGCGTTGACGTCCACGTCGACGTGTCCGGCTGCTCCTACCCGGTCCTGACCGCCGATGTGGCGTCGCAGGTGTCGGCGCTGACAACCATCGTCCAGACTGCGGCGGATGTGACGGTCTGATGGTCGCGTCACCGAACCCGCCGTTTGTTACCGGCAACATCACGGCCACGTCGGGTGGTGTGTCGATCCCGGTCGAGACCATCAAGCCGGCGCCGGGCCTGGCGGGTGCGGTGACGCTGGTCGCCGGAACGGCCGCCGTCACCCTGACCGGGCCTACCTGCCCGGCGGGCTTTGTCCTGCCCGTCGGCGTGCCCGTGTCGCTGGTACTCGGCGGGGCGAAGCTGACCGCCACATCAGGCGGCACCGGGGTCATTTCCTACGCGTACGCCACGGGAGGCTGATTTCGTTGCGCATGGCGTCACCGGACGGGGCGTGTATCGGCCTCGACGTGCAGACCGAACACGGCAAGACCTCATACAACGGCCGCATCTTCGATGTCGAGAGCCCTCGGCATATTCGCATGCTCCGCGAGCAGGGTGCGTTTCCTGTCGGCGTCGGCGGGACACCTCGCGCGGCCGGTCATCCCTGCCCCTGCGGGTTTCAGAGCTGGTTTCGTCGTTGCTCCAGGTGCGGGCGCGACAACCCGAAGGAGAACTGACGATGGCCACGGCCTACCGTTTCGCCCGCATCGTCGCACCGGATGGTGTGAACCCGATCCGGTCGACGACGATCACCGCGAAGCTGCCGGGAACGTCGACGACTGTCACCCTGTATACCGATCCGACGCTGGCAACGGTGCTGTCCGGTGCCGGGCAGTTCACGACTGACGTCAACGGCTTCGCCCAGTGGGCGACGACGGTTGGGACTGTCGACTTCTACAACGGCAGCACGCTCATCGAGTCGAACGTGTCGGTTCCCCGGTTCGACCCGGTCGACGCCCCGCTGAACGCGTCGGGTGGTCTGTCGTCGGCCTACACCGGTCAGGCGGGTTTCGCGCTCGATGGCTCTCCGTCGGGGGTCTACTACGCGAACATGTCCCGGCGGGATGCTGGGACCGA